TGTAAGGCAGGCGAGAGTTTCATGGGGCCGTTCGGGATGCCCTGGTAAATATCATCCGCGATGATCTGGAGCACGAACACCGCGACGCCATGCTTGCCGGACTTCTCCGCGATCACGGCTTGCAGCCGCTCATATTCGCTCGCCACGTTGCCCTTGACGGTGACGACGATGGGGATGTCGCAAAAGAAAGGATCGCTCTCCAGCCGGGCGGCCAGCTCGAAAGGCAGACGATCCAAGATGTCGGTTACGTTCATATCAATTCAAACTTTTCCAGGCGTCCACGATGCCGGCGGAAATGTTGCGTTTGTAATCGGGCATGGCCTCGCCAATGCCGGTGCGGAAGGGTGCGCGTTCGGGATAATCCACTTCGTGATCGGCGGAACGGCCGGTGCGTTCCACGGCCCGTTTGCCGGTCGCCTTGGCGAACACCGCCAGGTGAGAATGGCCAAGCTGACGGACCAGCGCACCGCGCGCATCGGTTTTCAACCGCACCTTGTGTTCGCGGCCTTTGACGTGAACCCGACCGCCGAACTCGTGCAGGCGCGCGTAACTGAATCCTTTGTTGGTCGTGTTGGTGCCGATGGTGGTGTCCACCCGGTCACCGGTGATGACGGCGTCGCCGGCGCGCACGCCCTGGTAAAGGGATCCACTCACGCGGCCGAGGCGATGTTCTTCCGGCGGAAACGGCCCCACGCCGACGAGCCGCTTTTTCACATTGGCCAGCGCGAGCTGGTTGGTCTGCATCATGGCGGCGGCGATATATTTGACGATGCGCGGCGGCAAGGTCTGGAGGTTGGCGACAATCTTTTTCGCCTCCGGCGTGAGTTCAATTTTTATTTGCGTCGGCATTTTAAACGAGCGTGTAGCGCGTGAACTGCGAAATGGTTTTTTGCACGGTCGGCGCAAATTCTTCCGGGAAGCGGATGCTGGCGGATTTGCCATCCTTCAAAATATCCGTGCCGACCTTGTCCATGGTGGACCAGATGTGCCGGCATTGGAGCAGCCAGGCTTGATAGAGATCATCGGGAATGGCGGTGGCACCGGCCGGCAACGCCGTGGGATAGGCGGCATCGTCCGGTTCCAATGTTTCCCAGAAGTAACCGCCGGTGTAAGTGAAGCGCAGTTGCGCGTAATACGGGCCGGCATCGCCGGGGCCGGTGTTGACGATGCCGCTGGCCAGATCAATGGCGCGGATGAAATTGGGATCGGTCTGCGTGACCCAGCCGAGCGCCTCGGTGGTTTTAATCTCCGCGAGCGTGATCGCTTCGAGCGGAAGGCGCGGCAGGATGAACTCACAGCGGTCGGCGGGAAAGACGGCGGTGTCATTGACCACGCGGGAAAATTTACGATTGCAGAAATTGGCGAACTGCGCGGCCACGCCCAGGCCGAGGGCGGTGATGACGGCATCAAAGCGCAGATCGTTCTTCAACGTGCCGGCGAGCAATTGTTTCTTGAGCGAGTCGAGGTTGGAAAAGCCAGCGTTCAAGGAGTTCCTCCTTTGGCCAATGCGCCTTTCGGCGCGGGTTGAGGTTCAGGTTTGGCGAGGACCACCGCAGGACGCGGCTGGAGCGGAGGGCGGTTCACGTCCTTCGACTTCAGCCGGCGGTCCTGCGGCGGTTTGTTCATTTCAGTTATTCGGTTTGCGGCCAATGCCAGGTGTTGCCGGCGTTGTCGTCTTCAGGACGCCAGGGCGCGCTCTTCACGGCCACGGCGCCTTTGGGTGTGTCCACGGACAAATCCACCAGCCGGCCATCAAAGCCTTCGTAGGCGGCGGTGACGGTGCCGGCGCGGATCGTGCCGCCGAACGACAACGGTTCAGCGCCAGGCGGCCAGATGTAATTTACGTTGTCGCCGATCTTCGGTGCCGGGTTCGGACAGGGAATACCGTCCTTATCGAAGCCCGGCCCGGTTTCTTTTTTTGCTTTAGCCATAATTAAAAAAGTTTCTGGTTGCGGTTGAGTTGCCGGCAGCCGCCATCGACCGCCGGCAACGTGAGTGAATCAGCTCGCGCTCAATTGCAGCGCGGCGGTGGACAATTGACCCATCTGATGGATGTCAATGCGTTCGAGGGCGCGGATGCCGATTTCATCCGTGGCGAAATAAACGTCACGGCTGGTCTCGACGGCCATCGTCATGCGCTCGCCGAAATACCACCAAGACAAATCACCGAAGTAGATTTGATAGGCGTTGAGCGTGGCGCTGGTGGAATACACCGGCATGGTGTTGACCCACACGATGGGGAAGCCGTCGAGCGTGGCCGAACCGTCAGGCAGACGTTGATAAGGCACGACGGTCGCCGACGTGTTGAAGCTGACGAACAGCGCGTCCATCGTGGGATGCGCGTAATACTTGCCGCCCTGCAACACCGCGCCGGTGACTTTCGTGCGGAGCGTGCGGCAGTTCGCCAGGGTGATCTTGTCCGAGGACGAATTCGTCGCGGTCAATTGGAGCGTGACGGAATCGTTCGTGGATTGCAGGCCGATGCCGGCGATGCTGTTGTAGGTGCCAGTGCCGTCGCCGATGAAGAGGCAGTTATCTTCGAGCTTCGACATTTCGCGGGCGATGTAGCGCGCGACGAACTGACCGACCGCAACGATGCTGTCCGCTTCGATCTCGGACGGGATGCGAACGATGCCGCCGCATTTGCCGGGTGTGAACGTGACCCATTCAGTCTGCGGAACTTTTTCCGTGATGGCGGCGCTGACGGCGAAGAACGCGAACGCCGGCTCACCCGTTTTCAAACGAGGGAGTTTCACCGACGATGCACTCAACGGATAGACCGTGCAGAGTTTCCGCGCTTGACCATAGACATACACCAGCTCGGCGATCTGCGCGGCGTATTGCACCGGCAACGGAATATCCGTCGCGGCAATTGCAGTCTTCGACTCCATGTTCAGGAAGCCAGCGGCGCGCTGGATCATATCTTCCGCATTGGCACCTTTGAGCTTGTTCGCGTTCGCCGAACGAATGACGGCCATCGCACCGATATACTTCGCACACTCTTCGGTGACATACGGCGTGCCTGGGCCTTTCTCGCCTTCGTGCTTCAACCAGCGCACACCAGTCGGTGTATTTTCAAAAAGCTGTTTCGACAGCTTCTTCACCTGGGCGTGCAACTCGTCGGCGCGGTCCTGTTCTTTCTTGAACAATGCCGGCAGGCTGCGCAGCGCGGCAAAACCGCCCTCGGCTTCGTTTAAAGATTTGATGCCGGGAATGTGCGAGGCCAGGTCTTTGAACTCTTCGAGGATTTTTTCCAGCTCCTTGATCTGCTCGGGCGAGCCGATGGCCAGGTAAACGCAGCGGGTGCGTTTGCTCATGGCAATCTGCAAGAGCTGCCAGCAGCCGATGACGAACAGCGCAATCGCGAAGTGCAGCAACGCGAAGGCCGCGATGCCGACCGCGACCAGCGAGATCGTGTGTTTATATTTTTTCAGAAACTTTTTCATAATGGTATTTTTAATTGACTGCCGGATCATCCGGCTTGGTTGATGTTTATTTTTTGAGGATTCCGCTCAATCCCCGGATGAGTTGCAACAACTGCGCAGCATGGACTCCGGCGGCGGCTGCGCTTCCCTGGCCTGCCGAGTCTGGTTTTTCGTCACCGCAAAATTGTTTCAGGAATTCAGCCGCCCCGCGCAGATCGGCGCGTTCGATGGCTCCTGACTTGAGCGCGAGGCCCACGGTCGCGCCTGGATTGGCTGGCACCACGACCATGCTGATCTCTAGCAGTTCGCAGGCGGTGTAGGTGCGGTCCGGCTCATTGGCATTCACGCCGCGCGTCCATTCCAGGGGAATGAAGCCGACGCTCTGCGAGTTGATGAAGCCGCCCTTGGCCATCTTATAGGCGAGCATGCCCATGGGATTGTCAGTGCAGAACTGCACGCGGTTCACGAGCTGGCCATCCTTCACCTCCACGCTGATGGCTTTGCCGAGGATCTTTCCGATGCTGGAATAATCGTGGCAATCCGGGATAACGGGATTGGCGCGGAAGTTATCGAGCTGCCAACCTTTCTGGTCAATGACTTCGTTGTAACGGTCCACGGAGCCATCGCTGCCGATGAAGTCAAGGATCGGCAACGAGGCGTCGCCGCAACCGCCTTTGACGGTGAACTTCATGCCGGCGCGGATGCCGGAGCGACCGCTGTTCAAAGTCACCAGGCGGGAACCGAATTCCCGGTCAGCATCAGGCAGAGATAGATCAATCAGTTTCATATTTGTTTTTTCAGGAATTTCATTTCACCGAGACCGAAGATTTTGTAGGTGGTGAACTGCGCATCCTCGGAAACTTTTTGCGCGGCGAGCACGTCGCACTGGCAGTTGATGATGTTGCCGGGACCAGCGCCGAGCGAACCGTCCAAGGGCTGCATCATCTGATCCACGTTACCTTCCTCATCCGGCACGTCGAAGGGTTCCGTGACCGGGATTGGTTCGTCCGCCGTGGCGTCCTCGACCGACTGATGGCCTTCGCGGGCGTGCGGGCCGTGGCTGCCCAGCCAGGATTTGTATTCGATGCCCACGTCGGTCATCGCGTCCAGGCCGGCTTTGCTGGCGGCGGAGTTGACTTCCGTGCGGGCGATGCGCCGGGCCTCGCTGTCCGCCAGATCGGTGAACACGGCCTTGACGCGGGCAGATAACTCGTCGTGCATCTCGCCGTTTTTGATGCCGGCCTCCAGGGTGGTGTTGATCTGATTGCGCACGGCCTCGCCCGCGCCCGCGATCTTCTGCTCGCGGCTTTTCAAATACTCCAAAACTTTCTTGGACGGATATTTCCACGGGTCATCGTGACCGATTTCATCGAGCATGTTCTGGCCGGCCGCCTGTAAGGTGCCGGTGATGGGCGCTTGCAGTTCGGTGTTGAGCGCCGCGCCGAATTCGAGGTGGCTGAAGATGATGTCAACCAAGCCACGAGCCGTGGCGGGCAATTGGCCTGCGGCCTTCTGCAAATGGACTTCGTCCAGCTTGGCCAGCGCCTTGGCGCGGAACTTCATCAGCACCTTGCCGATCTTGCCGGTGAACAGCTTCACATGGGCGTTGCGGAAGTTCATCCGCTTCCGCCAGAGCGCGGCGGCGTTCGTTTTTTGGCTGGGTGGATTATTGGATTGCTGGATTGAGCCGAGCAGCTTCTGCATCCGCGCAAAGGGATTGGACTTGGCCGCGTCAGTTTCCGGCGACGGATTCGCGGGATCTTCACTCGGCAGCGGTTCCGCCGGTTCACCGGCGATCTGCAAACCGAACGGCAGATAACCGTTGGCATACCAGGGCTGTTCGGGCAGGCCGAGATCGAGGTTAGTGTTGATGTCGCTGAGCGGCACGCCCATCGCGAACATTTTGCCGCCGGTGTCCCAGCGCGCGCGGCGCGCAGCCTGCATGATGGGCAGCGAATCAATGTCGAACCAGCCGCACAGGTCATCGCCGAACGTGGCGACGATGGGCGCGAGCGCGCACTCGATCCGCTTGCAAAGCGCGCCGATGGTGGATTCGATGAAGCTGGCCTTCTGCGCGTCGAGCGAGCCGCCCGCGCCGCCGTCATTCAAATCCTGCGTGAAGCCGGCGAGGGTTTCCGGCACCTTGAGGATGGCGAAGATTTCCTGCCGCAGAAATTTCCGCGTCTCCAGGTATTGCATGTCCATCATGGAGAGCGTCGGCTTCTCAACCTTCGCGCCGCCGAATAGAAACAACGGGCGGTCGGGCGTGCCGGCTTTGCGTTTGCGTTCGCGCAAGGCGGATAGGATTGCGGCCTGCTGTTCGGGCGTGGCCTGTTGCTCCGTGGTGACGATCACGCCGGTGTCGGCATTGTTCAACCAGAGACCTTTTTGGAACTGCTCGCCAGCGTAATCGGTCTGGGCCGGGGCCATGGCCACGGTGAGCGCCGACAGGCCGCGCCAATATAAGTAGGGATTGGGCAGCTTGCTTTGGATGACTTCCGTGGGCAGCAAAAATTCTGACGGCAGCGGCGACATGAGCGGCGAGCCGGTGTAACGCCAGCCAGTGAGGTCGTAGCCCGAGACAATGTGCCAGAACATTTCCGGAGGCAGCGTGAGCAACCGTTTCACGCGCGGACTGCGTTCGGACATATCCACCGGCTGATCGGCGGCATCCAGCGGCAGCACGAAAAATTCACCGCGCAGCGAAAGCCAGGTGACGAGCATCTCCATGAACATCTGGGCATCCATGGTCGGATGCGGCTGCTTGAACAAATTGACTACATCGCCGCTCGTGATGATGTCTTCATTCAGCGCCTTGCGGGTGAACGCCAAATGACGCGGATCGGTGGAACCGCGCAAGGCGCGAACTTTCTTGGCCGCGCCGCCTTTGACGCGTGAAATGCGGAAGGGAATCTGCGCCACGGACTGTGCCAGGATGCTGACAGCACAATACACCCACGCCGACTGCGCGTAGGGCGTGACCATCACCGCGCCGCGCCCGGAGTCGTCAATATCCGTGCCCTGGAGGAATGCCTGGGTGGATGGCGAAAGTGACTTCGATCCGAAGGAAAACTCCTTGCCGCCGATCTTGAGGCTGAAATTCACTCGTCACCCCCAAAATTTAACGGGGCATTAACGGCCTCAGCCGCCCGCGTGCCGCTTTCAGCCGCCCGCTGGCTACGGACAGACGCCAAAACGCGCCTTGGGGCTGCCAGCGGGGCGGATGAATGGATTATTGGATTCATGGGTTTCATCCGACGATGGCTCCGATGCCGCAGGTTGAACCTTCCCCGGCGCGGGTGACCAAGGCGAGGGCGGTGCCACGATCCGCGTGACCATCGGCGGTGTGCGGCGCGCGGTAAGCAATCGCCCCGGTGGCGGTGATAATCCGGTTGATGCTATGAAGGTCTTCCCGGATGACCCGGCTGATCGGGATGCGATGGTTCCGCCGCTCCATCGCCATACGCAGTTTCGGGAACAGGAGCAGCTTGAACGAATTGGTCATCGTGCAGAGTTCGATCTTCCCATACTTATGCTGCGCGGGATTCCACTCGCCGAACTCTTTGACCAGGTAATCGCCCATGCCGGTGCCGGGACCGGTATAATCCAGGCAGACGCGCCGGGCCTTGATGATGCGCGGCCGCAGAACATCCACTTGATCCGGCGTGGACATTTTTTCCAGGCACAGCACTTCCTTGGTGACTTGCAGATCGGAAATCTTTTCCGACGCCCACGAGACCGTGAGATCCCGCCGCCGTCCGAAATCAATTCCCAAATCCACCGGGAACGGGCTGGAGGTGCGCCAGTATTCTGGCTCGATGACTTCCGAGGCTTCGATGGATTCACAACCCGCGATCAACTCGTAAGGCAGGAGCACCGTCGCCACGTCGAGGAACTGGCAGAGAAATTCCTGCGCGAAACCGTCCGGGTCATCAAATGCCTGGCGCAACTCCTCGATGTCCACCGGCAATCCCATCAGCACCGCGTGATAGATTGTGACGGTGTGCCGGCTCCAACGCATCTTGTCGGTGTCCACCTTGGTCCAGATGCCGTTCATGAAGCTGCCAATGCCGTTCGGCGTCGTGACCAGGCGGATCTTCTTCTGTCCGCCGCGCAATGGATTGGTGATGCTCGGCAGGATGGCGCGCCACGTTTCGGACGGCTGTTCAAAGAAATCAACTTCGGTCAGCAGGATGTTCGCACTGCGGCCGCGAACCGTGGAAGGCTTGCCCGGAACGGCGCGCATCCGGCTGCCGTTGGAGTAAATGATCTCGGCGCTCTTGAGCAGCGTCTCGCTGTCGCCTTCCCGTTTTTCCTCGTAGTCATGGATCTTCAGGTCGAACGCTTCGGCCCACGTCTTGCCCTGCTCCAAAGAATCCAATGCCTGGCGTTCGGACGGAGCGGCGATCATCCATTCGGTTTTCGGGCGGGCGTGGCAATCCTCCGCCGCTTCACTCTCGCTGGAAAAATCCTTGCCGCTTTGACGGCTCATTAAACCGGCCTTGAACCGGCTCATGTCCTCGCGCCAGGCGAATTGATATTCGAGCAGCAGACTGCGCGGATCGTCGGTGGGATAGGGATTTTTCCAGCCGTTGATATTCTCGCCGAGCGGGTGGCCTTGCGTGCGCTTCGCCAATTCCTCCAGCGGCATATCGCGCAAAGGCACACCAGCAACCTTGCGGGCCTGCTCGACCTTGGCGCGAAGTTTCTCCAGCGCGTCTTTTTTGGTGGTGGCCATTATTTTGAGATGCCAAACACTTCCCGCATCCGGGCTTCGCGTTGCGCTTGTGACAATTCCTTGTTCTCCAAAATCCCCTTGGCGGCATCCGCCTGCGCCGCCTTCTTTTCCATCAGCACAATTTTCCGCTCGTCCTGCGAAAGTTTTTTCTCCCGTAACGTCAGCTTGGCTTTTTCCAGTTGCGCGCGCGTCATGGCCGAGCGCACGTTCACAAAGGTGTCGGCATCCTGGTTGCGAATCGCCAGCAGGCTGAAGGTGCGCTGCCCCAGCTCGTCCAGTTGCGCATCCGTCAGGCCCGGCACTTCGGCCTTCAACTGATCCAGCAAGGTCTGCGTGGTCACCTCGTCCGCTCGGAACTGCGCCGAGAGCGCATACCACGACAAAAAATCCGAGAGCGATGCGTTGGAGGTTTTGACGCCATCCGCCGCGAGCCACTTGACCGTTTCGGCCAGCGAATGTGTGCGCGCATATTCCGCGATGTCCGATTGCCGCGCTGGCGGCAGGATCTTCAGCATCGCGTCCGACCGGGATTTTCTGTTGGTATTCATTTTTCATAGTGGCCGTGACGCAGTCACCCGCGTTCATCCACATAGCTGATGCCATCGGCGGTGATGCGCCAGGCGCGGTTGGCTTTGTCCATCTGCTTGGCAACTTCTTCCGCGCACTGTTTGTTGACCAGGTATTCGAGCGTGTCGGCAATGCGCTCGAAAAACTTTTCCGCGCCGCCGCAATTGCCGGCGGTGAAACCGAACAGCGCCAGGTGATGGCTGATGGCCACGATGCCGAGACCGAACCGGGTGCGGTTGGTTTCCAGCACGCGAAGCACAGCCAGGTGAAAGAGTTCGTTGGATTCAGCTTTCATTTTTCCTTTCGGCGAGGCGGTCCAGTTTGGAGTCCATCCGGGCGAGCTGCTGGTTTTGGAGATCGGTCTGGCTTTTCAGCGCGGCCACCTGGTTGCCGACGATCACCACGTCGCGCCGGACGGTCTCCACTTTTTGTTCGAGCGACGTGGCCGCGCCGCGTTCCACGCCGCCGATCTTGGAAAAAATCTTGTCGTGGTCCTCGCGGTTTTCGCCGATGTGTTTTTCAAACGCCTCGCGGTTGGCGAAGACCTTGTGCAGCTCCTCGGTGATGGTGATGGAGACGGGCTGCTCGACCTTGACCTCCGTCTTTTTAAAGATGGAGACGATGGCAAGGATCAGCGTGGCCGCGCCAAAAATGATCGCGCAGATCACGCTGCCAATTTCGAGACCGGACATTTCAGCGAGCATCATTGAGTTGGTTGGTTGACCGGATTAACGGATGCCGGCAAAGCCGGCGGATTAGTGGATGATTGGATTGGTGGATTCCAGACGAGCTTGCGGGCGATCAGCGCCAGGCCGCCGTGACGGATGATGAATTCCGCCACGCTCGCGACCCACAAGTTGAAATTACGCAGCTCGCGCGCGACGATCACCGAGGCCGCACAAATGGCCGGCCAGTTGGCTGAGACCTGCGACTTCACGGCACCGACCGTGTCGCCGAACTGCAAAATGGAATTCGTATCAATCATGTCTCGCGGATGAGCTGTTTAATCTTCGGAGCGGTGATGATTTTTTCCGGGCGCAGCGCGGCGGAGGCGTTGCCGAAATCTTCCACGGCGTAGAACACATATTGCGCGCGCCATTCCCACATGCCGTCCTCCAGGCAGATGATGTGCAGCTCCAGATTGGCCAGGTGGAAGCACGGATCGTGCGGCAGCAATCCGAGCCGGAGCATTTCATACAGCACGTCATGCACGAGGCTGCCGCGCATGAAGGACGGCGTGTCAATGGTCGGACCACTCGGGCCGTCCCAGGGATAATCCGCGAACACCGTCAACCAGCCATCCACGTCCAAGGCGAACAGGTGATGGCGCACTTCGTAGCCGCGCAAACTGGTGAGCACGCGATACGTCTCCCACAGGCTATACTTGTAGCCTTTGCGATATTGAATGACGTCGCCTTTCATCAGTCGAAATTCCAGTTCAGCGTTTCGTAAATTTGCGGAGTGCCACCGTTCGGATCGTGACTGACGCCCAGACTCATACCATTCGGATGGCCGGGAATTTTCTTATAGGTCTCACAGCCCGCGAGCAGCAGCAGAGCAATGAATAAAATGCAGCCGGTTTTTGTCAGGACTTTGAATGACGCCTGATCTGGATGACCGGCAAACCCCGCTATGGCCGTTACCGCAGCCTGCGCTGCGGCCGTTTGCGTTTGGTTTTTGTTAGAATCGTGGTTCACGACTGAGTTGTTTTTAATGAGGAATGCAGGAAATCAGGAATGGACTTTCCCCTGCTGATTCATGCTTTCATTATTTAAGGCTTCCCGGTCACACCCTTGTTCACGAACTGGCCGACCGCGCCGCCGATCCCTTGGATGAGCTGGTTGCCGGCATTGCCCGTGGCGGTGATCGCGTTGGTGTTGATGGTCAGCTCAATCGAACCGACCGAGAGCGAAGAGTTGCCGCTGAAACGCGCGCCGCTCGTGAAGTCGGAAGTGAGCTGCGTATATTTGCTGTCGGCCAGCAATGCCTGGCCGCTGCCGGTGTGGGATTCCGTGGCCACGTCGCGGAAGGCCGTCAGCGAATTATCGTAGCCGGTGAAAAAGCCGGCGAGCGAGAACGGCGGTTTGTTCGTGGCGGCGATGGCCGAATACTTGGCGAACGTCAACACCTGGCCGGCCCCGTTCGTGACGCTGACATAATCGGACGGATACAGCACCACGCCGCTGCCGGTCTCGACGATGGCCGCACCCGTGGCCGCGTGCTGATAGGTGGTTTTCTTCTGGGTGGTGCAAGCTGGCAGCGCCAGCAGGCCAATGGTTAGAAACGAACTCAGGAGTATTTTTTTCATGGTGTGATTAAACGATGGTTAATGGTTGATGGTGGCCGACTGCAAAGTCTCCGCCGAGGCGCGCCGGTATTTGGGAGCGCACCTTCCGCCCGGCGATATGGGAACACCGGGCAGCTTGACGGCGGGCGCGTGCCGCACGGGCCATTGACCCGGACGCAACGCCAAAGGAAAAGACCGGCCCGACAGACGCGAAGCAAGCGCGCGACCGCTCACCGGAGTTTTGTCCGAAGGGCCGGAGAGTTTTTAATGTGGAAGATGTCGCGCCGTTCACAGGCACGACAATGCACGAAGTGGGAAATGGCTAAAACGCGACGGTCGCGGTCTCGTAAGATTTCTGGAAAATACTGCGGAAAGAAAAAACGAGCGGCAACTGGTGCCGATCATCGGCCGGTCGCGCGCTCGTGGCCGCGAATCAAATCACAATCGGCGCGGCGCGGCGAGATTATTTTTCCGTATTGGCCCGGATGTGGATGATCTGGGCCGCCACATAGATCCAGAAGGCCGTGGTCAATAAGCTGCCGACAATGATAATGCAGGGCAACCAGCCGATGGGTTCAATCAAGAACAATGCCATTATGCCCACAAAAACCAAGCAGGCGGCCAGAAAACTAAAGTTTTCAGCGCGGCGATGAAGGCGGTCGGCGGCTGGAACCTCTGGGCTGATCACGGGGTAAATCAGATTCGGCGTTGAGGCCGGTTGCTGGGCGGGATGAAAATAATGCTCACATTCCTGGCACCTCAGCAGATCGCCAACCGATGTGATTTTTTCGGATGAGCATTTGGGGCACGCTTGGCCTTGCTTGATCATATTATTGATCTCCGTTCACTCTGGCTCTTGCCGCACTGTTGGTTTGAAGATACCAAAAGTTGGCGATGGTCTTGCTGACAACATCGGCCTTGGTATCGGGGCCGCTTGAAGCATAAAGCCCATTAGTAATAGAATTGCCCATTTTTTCCTGCTCCTCCTCCACCAACGCTCTGGCATAGCCAGCGGCATAACCATATTGAACTGTCAAAACGCGCTGGTTGATTTCACCTGCGAACGAATTGGTATATTCCGGCGCAGCGCTGACTGGCGGTTTTGAACAGCCGGCGACCAGGCAGGCGGCAATGGCGAAAAAAATGACGGGTTTCATAATTTCAAGCTTGATTGATTTTGGGTCGCAGGTAATTTCATTCGCAATTCCTCACGTCCGACGTTCTCAAAAAAGGCACAACCATCATGAACGCTCGTAAATTTTTGAACCCTGAACTGCGAAAAGCAATTGCCGGAATGTCGCTGGAAGAGATCAAACAGTTTCATTTTCGGATGGAGCAGGAGGCTTTGGAACTGCGGATTTTTTTGAAGGCCGCTTCAGATAAGAAACCGGCTTTGAATCAGCGAGCCGCGCCCGGCTTTTCGCGTAGGCGATTTCTGAATTAGGCTTGTCGTTTAGTGAGAATTTTGCCGGACGTGGACGAATGCGAACAGGTGCGCGCGTTAATTTTTTTGAAATGCCAAGCTTTTCGGCAATCGCATCTCGAATGAATTGCGAACGATTGTCGTATCCCAGCGCCTCAAAGTTTTCATCAATTGCACGGATGAAATCTTCACTGGCGGGCAGCGTTAAAAGTTTTTGGCCTCGGGCTCGTTGGTTCGGCATCCGCAAAATCTATACACCAACCAGCCAAAAATAATCAAACAAAATTCTTGCAAGGTGTCTATACTCGGTCTATAACAAGACCAATGAAACGCGGTGCTGTTAAAAAATCATCTTCCCGCCTCTTGACTGTCTGGATTCCAGAGGCTCTCGAATCAAATCTGGCGCACGGCGCAGCGAAAGAAGACTCGGACAAATCGAAATTTGTCAGAAACGCGATTCGGGAAAAATTGGCACGCCATGGCATTTTGACGGAGGCCACATGACGCGCGTTTTTCGTCCGTCCCAAAAAATCGTGAACACCACTCCCACTTTGCAGTTTTCGGAACCAAAGGCCGCCGCGCAAGTGGGGTCTTATGCTGATACGGGTTTCACCCCATTGCGCCGTGTCCCGCTCGTGAACTGGCCCCGGCACCGCTTTTTGAAAGCCGAAGTCGAACGCCTCGGAGGAAAAATATGAACGCCATCACCGATCCCATCCGTGAACACATCGCCACCGCCGATGCGCACCAGCTCAAGCGGATCCGCCAGCACGTCATCCCCAACACGAAGGGGCTTTCCGACGAGGAACTCGCCGGGCTTTACCAGTGCGTGAATGACCGTTATGCCGCGCTCAACGCGGAGGCCGGTTACGGCGGCACCAATTTCAAGAGTCCATTGATCGTGAAAAATGTAGCCGCAGACCTTCAGGCTGCGGACGGGCGCGACTTGAAAGATCGCGGCTACGAGGGACGCGACCTAAAGGCTCGCGGCTACGAACAGAAGGAGACGGCATGAGCACCGCCACGCTGCCATTACCGCCGGCGATCCAGGGCCAGCTTGGCATCAAGCTGCCGAAAGATCATCCGGTGCTGACGGTGGACGGGGTGATGAGCGAGTGCGGCGAGTTCATGGAACTGCGCCGCGAGCATGTGCGGCAGCTTTGGGAAAGCCAGGCGCTCACCGGTTTCAACATCGCGCGCGACCGCGAGACGCATCAGGAACTGCGGTTGCTGCGCAAATCCGTGGATCTCTTTCGCGCGACCAACGGCCGGAAACGTTGCGATCTGCAATGGCCGCAAATTTTCCGGCTGGTAGTGCCGCACCAGAAGCCGTTCGTGACCGGCAAGGAGATCGCGCGCGTGCTGATCTGTGACCGTGGTCATGTGGAGAACCTGATCAATGACGGGACGCTGGTGGCACTCACGAAGGCGCAATGCGGGCCGGGCGGCACGCCCACGATCAGCCGCCTGAGCTTTGAAAATTTTCTGAAAGGACGGCTGGCAGCGTGACGCTGCACTCCACTATGAAAAACGATCACGCAAAATGTCCGGGCGGCGGCCGGCACACATTCTCCTGGGGAGCGTGCTGGAAATGCGGGATGACCAAACGCGAACACGACGCTTCAAAAAAAGAAGCGTTGAGAAATTACGCCAAAACCCATCCCCGCCATCCGAAAGGAGCCGTCGCCGCATGAGCAGCCAGCTTAAATCCGAACTCATCACGCGGCCGAAGCCGGTCGGCGGCTTCACGGGCGTGGGTGCGCACGTCGAGAATGGCGAGGACCGCATCTTCATCGTGGCGGAAAACGGCGAGGTGCTGCAGGCGCAACTGGAGCAACTACTGCCCGACGCCGTCAACCCGGAAACTTTCGTCCCCGTAACCATCATCCAAGCAAAGTGACGTTGCATCCATTTATGAGTGAATCATTTTACGTCTGTCGCGGTGTCACCGGCAACTGGTCGTATCTCTCAAATAATTGTGGCTGGTGTAAAAACTTGGCCGATGCCAAGGCGTTCATCAACCGTGATGCGGCACTCACTTTTCTCAACGGCCGGCCAGGAAGCATCTGGTCGGAATCCGAACTCAAAGCCTCGCCCTACTACCAAGCTGAAATGAAAAGCACATCCCCAAAAAAAGCCGCCAAACTCGAAGTTTTACCCCCCGTCAAAAGCGCATTAAATGCGCTTTTGAAGTCCGGCAATGACGCCGCCACAGCCAAGCAGTTGAACAAATTATTCGCCGAGGCGCAGAACGGTATGCGCCGGATCGTGGCACTGGGTTTGTTCGCGTGGGAAGTGAAGGAGTCGCAATTGAAGCACGGTGAGTTTGGTGCGTGGCTCGCGCAGCATTGCCCAAAACTCGCGACAGTGAATGAAGACGGCAAGCCACGACCTTCGCGCGCATTGCAGGGCTACATGGAGTTGACGAAGGGCGTGCTGGAAAGTTGCGGCTGCGCGACGATTGAGAAGTATTTAGGCACCACCGCCAAATTCGCACACGATGCGAATTTGAAGCCTGGTCAATTTCTCCTCCTCGCCGACAAGAATGTTCCCGACGACTTGAAGCCGCTGCGTGAAAAGATTTTTGAACTGGTGGATGGCAAGACGCAACGCGCGCTCTTCATGGAGTTCAAGCAGTCGGATGATGACGGCGAGAATCCGAAGCCCAAGCTCGGCCGGTTGCCTGGTCACGGCGGGGCATCCAAAGAGCAGCGGGCGGCGGCGGCGGAGCTGGAGGAAACCCACCGGCTGATGGAAGTGGAGGAAGGCACCAAGGAGGCCATTGCGTGGCAGTTGGAAAATGCGGATGCCCGGCACGCGGGCATGATGGATTCCGATCTGCTGGTCAAATTGCGGGACGCCAACCAGACCATGAACGGTTTCATCGCGCAGCTTCTGGCATCCAGGAAGGGAGGCGCGCAATCATGATTTCCGAAATCACAACCAGTGTTCCACATGGGACAAATCCCCTTGTCCCCATGATGGGCACCGGCAACCTGCCGGCGTTTGGGATTTCCAGTTTGATGTCCGGGGCCATGCAGCCGGTGACCGACGTGCCGGCGTATCTGGTGGCGCGCGATCCGCAGCCGAGTTACATCGGCGAAGAAAATCTGCTGATCACACTGCCGGTCCGCGTGCGCGACGAAGTGCGGGCGCTGGTGCGCGCCTGTGAATTCTGCAAGGCGCTGGTGTTGAAAAAATGTTCCGTTCAAGCGGCGTGCGGGCGGGCGTTGCAGGTGTTTTCCAAATGGGGTTGGAAGCTGAAAACGTTCCGGCCCAAGTTCGATTTGTGGATGATCAAACGCGACTGGGTGGTGCTGGTCAACCGCGCCAAGGCTGGGGCGCTCTGGTGGTCGGGTGGCCAACCGCAAGGGTTGCCGCCCGAATTTCTGGCGTTTGTGGAAAGCAAGTTCGGGCAGTTCAAGCGGGCGGATGGCAAACGCCAGGCGTTGTTCGCCATCAAGCGGCAATGGCAGACGGGCCGCAATGAACATGGGCAGGCAGAGCCGGTGCCAGGCTATGCGCCGGACTGGAATAAGCGAGACACGGAAAATTTCCCAGCCGGCTGGAGCTACTCAAATATTCTGGGTCACATCAAAAAACGCGCCAGGTTCACCGTCACCACGCGCGCGCTATTGCATGATTCCACTTCGGCGGCGATGCAGCATCTTCCCCAGATTATTGGCACGCGACGCAACCTGCGCTTCCTTGAAAAAATCACCTTCGACGATGTGCGGACGGACTGGCTGATCTTCAATCCCATCACCGGCCAGGCGGAGGAGATGTGGGTGCTGGTGGCCCGCGATGAAGCCACGGCGATGGTGCTCGGCTTTGTGATGCTGCCGGCCACGGTGCGCGAGGATGGCAAGGCCACGCACCTGGGCGCGCAGCAGATGAAGGAGCTGGCCGGGTATCTTTTGCAGACGTATCCGCTGCCGGTGGGCTACATCGTGCATTGGGTGGTGGAACGCGGCACGGCGACACTGGCCGAGGCGGTGAAGCTGGCGCTAGGCGAGCTGTTCGACAACCGGATCAAGGTCCATTACACGTCCATGATCGGCGGGCTGAGTCCGGTGGGTTACAAGGAAAAGAAGAAGGGGAACTCGCGCGGCAAGGCATCGCACGAATCTCACAACCGTCTGTTCCACACGCAGGGCAGTTACATTGGCGGGCAGACGGGCAACCGGTGGGACATCCGCCCGGCGGACCTGAATGCGCGGTGCAAAGAGGCCGAAGAGATTTACCAGAACGCGCAGGCGTTGCCGCCGGCCTTGCGTGACCAGGTGAAGTATCCACTGCCGACGCCGGCGAGTGCGCGCGTGCTGTTCAAGCAATTTTGCGTGGACCAGAATTTCCGCACCGACCATAAGCTGGAGGATTTTGAAAAGGTCGTCGAATGGTGGGACGGATCGAAGTGGCAGACGATGTCTGACTTGCGCCCGGCGGATGCCGAACTCCGCACGCGGATGGAAATGCCGGTGGAACGGGCGATGCGCCTGATCAAGCTCGTTGAAAAATGGGATCGTTGCGCGCCGGACATCATCAAAACTTTTCTCGAACACACCGTCCGCACGGTGACCGTGACCGATGCCGGG